TTATGATAATTTGTGCTTCATTGAGAAAGCGCCAATCTCTGTTTTTTCTTGCCCAGTTGCATTGACACTGTTCACTTGCATCTTGTAAACTGATGTTTTATCTAACTTACTCATGTCAAATGATAGCTCAAATGCCATCTTATCCCCTTGTGGCTGAGCGATAAAACTTGACGTGTCAACTTTAACACCATCTTTATAGATTTCCAATTCAGGCGCCTCGTCTTTCTTGAAAGCCGCCGTAAATTTGACAGTTGTTTGGAGCACATCACTATCAGCCTTGATATCTTCAATATTTTTCACCTGCATAATCTGAGGCTTAGCCGTATGGACTAACGGCTGATAGATAATATCAAAATGCCAATCTCCGTCATATTGTAGTGTTGTCGGCACTGTGGATGAGCTCCCTGCTTTTGATGGCTCAACTCCAGCTGGCTGATGTTCATCCCAAGCTAACTTTGAAATTTGAAGTGTCAAATTGGTATCATCTGATAGTTGGTCTGAATTGAAAGTAGCGCCAACTGTGCCATAAAAGGTGTTACCTTTAATTCGAAAAGTAGAGGTCATAAGACCTTTCTCAACTAAATTATTGGTCCTGTCATTAGACGAAAAAAGAGAGAATGAAATATCTTGATAGTTTGAACCGTTAGCAAGCTGCTTGTCTAACAAGGCTTTCAATCTGTCATCATCAAGCTTAAATTGATAGTTAAATAGCAATTTCTTTTTGGTAGCGACAAGTTTCGTCAGCTTAATTTCACGACCATTTTGCATACTTATCAAGTCAAGTTTATCTGATATTAATTTCTCTTTAACCCTTGTGATACTTTCAGATCTACTACGCCTAATTCCTTTTTTGAGACAGGTAACAAGTGACGTTTCATACGATACAACCAGTATAATCGCAAGAATGATGGTTAGAATAGTGAGTATTTTATATCTATTATATCTGTTGTCATCTTGCCTGATTTTTTGACTCATGGCTTCCCCTTTTGTTATTTAAACGTTTCTATATCATGCTAAAATTAGCTTAACACATTTGATTTTTCATGTCAAATACGTGAAATATAATAGCGTGTTGCCAATCACACCTATTGTTTTATAACAAGTATAATTCTAACACCATTATTTAAGTTGCATAAGCTATCCCTTATACAATCTACTATCAATTCATTCCCCCTTGTCCCACTTATTTGCTAGAATTACTGCTCGTAACGAATTGAAATAGAGCGCTATCTCGCTCTTTTAGTCATATACATAATAAGGCATCACTCTCTTTTCTTCATCCCATTTTTGTAATTTTTTTGTTTTTAATAAATAGTCCGGCAGCAACGCGATGCCTTGAGCGTTTTCCACACAATTGATGATATTTTCAAATGAATCAAGTTCAATTATTTTTTGCGTATCAGAAAATTCGTTTAGTGTCTTTTCTCTGAAAGGACACGTTTTGTCACAATTAACAAAAAATTGATGATTTTCAGGATGCCCCTTACCATCAGAGGAAAGATAGAAAGCTGACAGGACTTTTTTAGTTTCTTTAAACCCTCTCAAATTAACAATCTTTTGAAAACTATAAATAGCATCATACTTATTTTTAACCGCCTCTATCGGAATATCTCTCATTTTTTTGATGCTCACACTATCCCTACCAATATCAATTGATTGCTCTTGATTAAGGTCATAGTTTAGAAGTAATTCAGAGATCAAAATCGACTTTCCTTGGCTCTCAAATGCTTTTTGCAGTATTTCTAAATTCTGAAGCGTCTCTTTGGCAAAATAATATAATTTATCACCATTCTGAGTTGGCACAATTCCGTTATATTTTCTGATGAAAAGAAGCGTTCCCATCTCACTTTCCAATTTTTTCAATCGAGCAGTTAAATTGGATTGGGCATAGCCTAGATTTACTGCACTTTGATTCAGAGACCCAGTCTCGTAGATACCGATAAAAATATTTAAATCATTAAAATTCATCTTCTCTCCCTCTACCTATCATTTTTTATTATAAGTATATCACGATTTGGTATTATCCAAAATCTGGCTAATCTTTTATAATAAGAGTATCAAACAAAAGGAGAACACTCATGCAAGCAATGCGATATGACATCATTTTACCAACTGATTATGATATGACGATTATTAGGGAACGGGTAAAGAAAACAGGACACCTAATGGATGGCTTCCCAGACCTTTTATTTAAACTTTTCCTGATTTCAGAGAAGAAGAACGGCGAGCACTCTAATAGTTATAGTCCACTTTATGTTTGGAAAAATTCTGACGGGATGTCTCACTTCATCTTTGATGGCTTTTTTGATAATATTTTAACCTCATTTGCTTGGCAACAGATTGAAATTGGTGTGACTTCAACGATTGCCTTAGGTGACGATTTTCTTCAGAGTCAATTTGTAACCGAGGAAGTAGAAGAGATTCCACCTACTGACTCTTTAAAAACGTTTGAGATTCACGAAAAATCAACAGAAAATGAAACTGGAAAATTGGTCATCTATAATCCCGATAAATGGCGAAAAGTGATTTTTACATTTTATCTAACCAAGCCCCAGACTAAGCATAGATGTTTTGAGATTTTACACCTTTCAAGAGGATAATCTTGCGCCAATCTTCCCTCCTACAATCATCGGGAAGAGACAAGACTAGTATCCGTTTCCCCTCCGTGAAATCCAACGCTTATTGCCCAACTCCACGGCTTTCACTTTTGGAAAGCCGTTTTTATACCCTATTTATATTCCTTCAAATTTTAGCCAACAAAAAAACAACCACAGAACCCTGTGGTTGTCATATTCAAGACGTTGAATTATTTAACAGCGTCTTTCAACATAATGATTTTAGTATTTTAACGAGGTCTTTAAAAATCTCACTGTTGTCACGTTTCCTGACTTTTATACCAATGTATTTTTACGCAGTATCTCGGTGTTTCTCGTGTTTTCTGCCATATATAAGCCATATGACCATGGGGCTTTTTTGGAATACAGTAAAACACAGTAGCTACTATAATTTACTGTATGTTAAATTTTTACAAGAAAATCATCATTTTCGGCTTTTCCTGTACTTCGACCAATCGCCACAAAGCGAGTTAGACCACTTGACGATGTATACCGTCCCCAAACGTAGCCATTGGCTACTGTGTACCAGCTATCCAAGTTGACAGTCTGTCCTTTGGTATACGTAGCAACTTTTTCAGCTGAGGTGGTAGGTGCGCTCCGAACATTGAGCACATCCGCAGCCACACGATAAGTACCTGCGAACGTCTGCGATTTCGTCTGACTTGACGTCTTGTCAGTCCCCCCTTGAAATCGCCAAATACCCACTAAGCCGTCCTTGCTGTAAGCTCGGTTTGTCTCTACAACATACATTTTGTTATTATAGTTTTGCTCAAGGCAATGCATGGTAGTCATGGTAGCGTCAAGCACAACGCCTGTATGACCGTAAGGATGCACACTTGCCCAACTCTCCACGAAAATATCACCGCCTTGTGGCACAAAGTCAGCAGTATTGCGAATCCAAAGCCACTTACCGTGAGTAACCGTGTAGGGCATATCAATGGCGTTGCCAGTGAACCGTGTACCGTCTGCGTCCATAGCCACACGATTCGAGAAGTCTACACACTGAGCACCGTATGCGCCATCAACATCCACTGACTTGCCCAAATACTTTTTGGCGATTTCTATAATTTGATTATTTGTCATCTTTCATGCCTCCTTTTTTAAATGCACTTGCAACTAAATCAATCGCAAGTAGCGTGAGTGTGAGCGACGTTGTGATGAGGATGATGAGTTCAATCATCGGTCAAATCTTTCCAGTCGACCTTGCCATCATCGTTTTTGTCATAGATATTTTTGGCGATAATTGTGGCCAGTCCAAGCGCGGCGGTTAGTGCTGCAACAATTGTAGTCGCTTTTTCAAAATCCAAAGAACTTAAAAAGGTGATTAAAATTGGTAAGCCACCAAGTACAAGATTTTTTAGTGCATCATATGTTTTATTGCTCATTTTCTTCTCCTTTTACTGTGCTATCCTTATGCTTGTTAAGTTCAGCATCGAGTTTTTTCTCCAGACTGACAGGAATCGGTACACCTAAACGTTTTAAATTTTTTATAATGCTTGTTCCGTAAGAGAAAATCAAAAACATCTCTAAGCTGTCCAAAACAATTTGATAGCCAAATTTGTTCGAAAAATATTCGCTGATTAAAAGCACAACACAGATTGCGAAATGCTCAACCGCCCCTCGTCTGGCTTTTTTGCTTTCGAAAATACACAGAGCCCAGGCTTTTGCAAACCCCAGAAAGACATCGCATAAGATGACAACTAAGGTTGCTGTTGCTAGCGTACTAATCATTAATCACCTCTTCTACTTCTGTAGGTACCGTCTCTGACGTATAGCTTGAACGTGTCACTTGTGCTTGCTTGTAAACCGCAGAGATGAACGCATTGATATCGCTTTTGACCTCAGCCGATACCTTATTGTCTGTTCCGAAAATAGCTGCCGAAGTATTGCCAGAAATTGAAAAATTAAATTTGCCGTTGGTTTCAATACTTGCTGAAAAATATGCAGCCGTCGCCCCGTTGATAGTTGATGATGAGTTGAGTGTGCCTTGCGATGTAATTTTGTTAAGTGCCATGTTAAATTTCTCCTTCTAGTTTGTCCATGATTAAGTCATAAGTACTAGCATCTTGCCCTGACAGCTTGATATCTAGCTTTTCAAGTTTTCCGACCAGATATTTGACATTATCTTTGAGCTCATCAAGATTAATCTTAACCTCTTCATCTACCAGTTTGTTATGCTCTGCCAAACATTCCTGTAACTTATCTGGTGCGATTTTATAGCTAGTCTCATCTACCTTGATGAGTTCACCATTATCGTCACGTTCTCCATAGACGTCAAAAATGCTTTGTTCATCTTCGGCGTACTCATCATGTTTTGACATAAATTTTGTGACTAACTTTGAGCGAATACGACTGGATTTAGGTGCGAGTTCTAAGTCCGACAAAAAATTGATTACAGATGCAAGTTCCTTGTTTTTAATTGTTAACATTTCCATCTCCTTTTATTTCCTTTATAGTTTCCTGTAAATAATCAATTTGATTATTTAACCTGCCAATTTGATTATTGAGCTCGTCAATCACTATATTTTGCATTCTTTGTACAAGTGAGAAAACTTCAGGTTCTTCAGCTACCAGTTCCATCTTTTCTATTTCAAGAATTCTTGTTTTATTTTCATCAGACATTCCACGTTCCCCCTTGTAAAATGGTTTTTACATCATAAGCAGAATTATTGTAGATCAAATATAAACCGCCACCACCTATCCATATGCCATTCGAGATGTTAGCTGCGCCAAAAAACATACCTGCCTTACCACTTATTGTCATACTTGAAAATATATTAGTGATGCCAGCACCGTCTGACGAAGTTGGATGAATACTATTGACCCATAAAGCACCTGCCACGTGCAAGTCGTTATTGACGTAGAAACTTCCGTTTGTTCCCAAAACTCCTTTGTTCAGAAGTGTATCATTCCAACCATTAAGATTTTGATTTATTGTAGCGTTACCAAATGCACCGTAAAAATCAATTTTACAATCACCAGCTGTGATTTTAATGTATTTACCTCCAGTTGAAGAGTTAAGGCTCGTGCCTGTGATTGTACCACCATTTATCCTATTGGCACTCATTGTTCCTGCTGTTATCATGTCAGCAGTAATTGCACCTGATTTGATTTCGCTTGCTGTAATAGTATTCGCTGCAATTTTATCAGCCGTAATTGACCTAGCTGCAATCCGTGCTGCTGCAAGCGTACCTGTTGTAATATTCGCAGCGTTAAGGTTGATGACATTAACACCACTGGCATTAATCGTACCTGATGTCAATGTGCCAACATTTGCGGATATCGCTGATAAGGTAGATACACTGAGGTGTGTCGCTGTTATTGTTCCAGCTGCAATCCGTGCTGCATTAAGGGTTCCTGTCGTAATCTTTGCAGCATCCAAACTGGCGATTTTTGCACTCGCAATTACGGCATCTGCAATAGTCGTCTGGCCTGTAATCTGCACTTTGTTTCCTGCAATCAAAATGCTTTCTGGTGAAATATTGATTTGGTTAATCAAATCGCCTTTTCCTACTCGTAGATTGATCAAATCTTTTGTCATGAGAAGTGCCGAATACAAGGTCATTTTATTGGCATAATTCTCACGTACACTCGTTAGATAGATGTTTCCTTGAAAGGCATCTGGTGTAAGACTTGTTGAGGCTCTCACGCGCATCTTCACGCAATTTACTGGGACAGTAATGGCACTACTCGAAGATGTATAATTTATTTGGTACATCGAGTTAGCATCAGTTGGGTTGAGCGTAAATGGCGTGACATCGTTATTATAAATACCAGTATAGTTTCCGTTTTTGATAGAAAAGAAAGCTAGATAAACACTGTCTCCACTAATGCCATTTTTTTGAAAATCCGTTAATTCCCATTCGTGAACAAGAATTGAACTAGAGGTTACATTACCAAGCTGAATCCAAGCTCCTCCAGAGAATAACCAAACAGTATTATCGCTTGTATCTTTTCTTCCGGACCAGGTGATTTTCGTTGGTGCCTCTTTTCCTTCAAGGGGGATCTTGTAAATAACTAGATAATCGCCTGAACTTGTATAGGGATTTGTCGTAACTGTACCCGTTATACTCAAGTTTTCAACTGATTTATTTAAAAGATAGTCAGCAATCGTACTATTTAAATAGGTTCCAGCTGTTAATATTTGCACATACTGCTTAGCTATTGGTACGTAATCAACATAAGGCATCCCATAACTGTAAAAGTGATACGTCATCGTAAATGCACTTCCATCAGTAAGTTGGGAGATATATTTCTCACCAGCCGTTACGTTGATGAAATCTGAACGCAAACTGGAGGTTGCTGAAATTTCTGAACCATCACTTGTGTTCAAACTTCCTAGCTGCCATTGTTTGACTTTAAAAGGAACCCCAATACTGTCATGCGTTTCACTAACAGATAACCTCAATGCATCTGTTGTAGCGGTCAATTTGACCACATTACTGATATTTGATAAATTAACGTAGCCATTTGTTATGTCACTTTGTAGAAGATAACAATTCACTTCCGTTGGTGAAATCGTTACTTGAAACCTTAAGCGAACATAGCGAACATTTGTGGGAATCGCAATCGGTGAATTGGCATTATAATTTACGTAATTGTTTAACGTTTTATCCGCTTTATAGTAGAAAATATAAGCTTGTCCATATTGCCCAGTCGCACTTAGCCCCTCAAAGGTTTGTAGGAGATATTTCTTATCTGCAACCACATCTAAGAATCCACTACGAACATAACTCGTACTGGTTGCATCTTGACCATTAGATGTGTTGATTGAGCCTTGTTGCCACTCTGTTTGAACAAAACTTGCACCACCTAAATCATTGATAGCTTTGTTTTGCTTGCTCAGCAACAGGTTGAAACTTTCTGTACTCTGCGTAATCGTGTTTTCAGCAATCGTTACCCTTCCTGTCAAAGTGTCAACAGTCGTTTGGTTAGCTTTGCTTGAAATTTGCCCAGCTTGAATGGCCAGAGTACTTTCAGCAGTCGTTACTCGTGACCCTAAATTGGTTACATTACTTGCACTTAACTCAATAGCTGTTGCATGTTGGCTAACTGTGGTTTGCAAGCTGTCCGTCATTGTTTTCGCTTGAAATGCTGTTATCAACGATTGATTTAACCCATCAGCCAAAACTGGCGTTGACATATTTGTTGAGTTATCCGATAGTGTCATGACAACTCTTGTCCAGTAGTACTTACCACTTGACCAAGTTGGCACAGAAGTTCCCCACGCGCCACCAGATTGGGTAGTATTTGAGGTTGACAGATAGATTTGGTCTTGGACTTTGGTGATAGTCGGTGCATTGGCACCGGGCGTACCATTTTCGCCTTGTTTGGACACTGAGTAACTTGTCGTTGTGGTACCATCTTGTAAAGTAAAGACAGTCCTCGTCCAAAGATACTGACTTGTCGGCACACTCGGGATAGATGTTATCCATGTGCCAGATGGAACCGTTGTCCCACTTAATCCAACTTGATAAGTCACAATAGAACTTTTGACAGATTTTGCATACGCATTTTGTGCCTGTAGTAAAGCATCGTCAATATTAGCGAGCGCACTTTCCGCTTTGCTAACTGCATCGTTAGCTTGTGTTACAGCTGAACTGACATCGCCCTGAACGCTTTCAAGCTGTGACAGAGCATTACTCATAGCTGTGTTATTTTCAGCTAGCGCCACGCCCAGTTCAGTTTTAGTATCATCAAGTTCTTTCTGTAGCTTTTTCTCAAACTCTTCTTGACTTTGTTCGCTGATTACTAGCTCCCAGGTCAAAATACTATTGAGCATTTTAAGCTGCCACATCTCAGTCTTATCACCGTCTTTTTTGAACCATAAGTCGCCCTCGCGGCTCAATGGCGTAATAGATGGCTCATCTTCGCCGTAGTAATTCGTATTTTTGCCATTAGCACTATTCAAGGCGTCTGTTGACTTAGTCAGCGCATCATTAACATCATTTTTTAGACGATTAATCAGTGATGGTGGGTTAGCAATCGTGTCATTACCTGCTTCGGTGCTTGCACTACTCTGACCGCGCAATCCGCCATTAAACGTTAGTTCATAGGTCAGATTAGGTACAAAGTGTTTAGTGCCTTCGATATCATAGACAGAGAGCACGTCTCCCGCTTCGATAGCTGGATTACCACGCCAATTGAGTTCAAAAGGATAAAAAGCAATATTTTTAACCTTTTCAAACATACCATTTAGCAGATTTTGAGTAACCCAAGGATTGGTAACATCTAAGACATTCCCTTTCTTACCGCCTGCTGTGATAACTGCTTGAGTAGAACCGTTGGAAACTTTGGCACTCAGACCATGTACGCTGAATTTCTTACCTTGGATTTCCAAGCCTTTCAAAAAATACTCGTCGGGTCTGATTTCAAAAACACTTGAATTGTTGATACTCTCGTTCCAAGCACTGCCTGAAATTGGCAAACGTCGAATTTCAAGCGCACCATTACGATTGATTTTAATGTAGCCACTAACAAGACCCGCGACAAACCCTAAAACCTCACGGTTAGTGTATTTGCCCGTTAGTTTAGGCAATCGAAATTCGCTGATACCGTCTAATTCATTCAGCAGATTAGCATTTGCAATAGCTACGCCATACTTATTAGCTATCTCAGCCATAATGTTGTAAGCACTGGCTGGATAGTTTAAGCTTGATGAATATGGGTCAGCCATGAATGAGAGAATATCATAAGCTTCAAATTTTGTGCTATGGTCGTTCTTGCTGACCAGCACATTTGGATAGATTTTGAAGTGTCCTAGCGATACATATTCATCATTGAAACCCATCTCAATGACCACATCGTCTAATTGACGGAGTGTTGTGATTATTTTTGGAAACTCCACCGTGACTGAATCAGACACGACAGACCCAATCTGGAAATTTTCCTCTACAATGCTACCTGATTGGACTGTCACGCTTGTCAAATCTTTATTGGTATAAGTTACCCCATTGACAATTACACGCGCCTGTGGCGTTCTGTTGAGCGCCTTGGCTGCCTCTAAAAAGGCAGCTGATGTTGTAATCATAAAATCCTACCTTTCTATGCAATCAAAGCCCAAATCTCTGATGGCGTATGCGTTAAACTCAGGATGCCACGAATAGTGCCCCATTGATCTGTCGCCCGCATAAAATGTCTTGGTCACATCACCATTGGTCAATGGATCAGGATAAGTGACTGTGAAAAAATCACCGTTACTGGCATCCAAAATCACCTTACTTTGCGCTTGAGATAATTGTGGCCACTTGATACTGAGTTTTGTTTTGTTTTTAACGATGATGTCACGTATCATTGTGCCGTTGGCATTTCGACCAGATGTGTCCGCATCAATGTCCGAGTACGTGACGTCAAATGTCTGAGGTGTGGCAACTGCCACGCCATTTATTTTAAAAGTCATTCAGTTACCTTTCTAAATTGATATAAAGCTTTGGCCAGTCTGACGCTCATACTTCTTGATCTCGCTAGCCAATATCTTGATTAGTCGATTGCCACCAATGTTGATGATGATATCTCCGTTGCCGTCTTGTTTAGCACCGCCATTTAAGATGGCATTCAAGATTAGTTTCAGGAGACTTACTGTCTCATCATTGCCGTTATTAAGATTGCCAATTTTGCCTGGTGTACCAATTTTTGATGCGGAAAAGAGATCCGGCATCATCAATTGAGTACCTTCAGCAAAATGTGGAATTTTATCCGCTGCCATGACTTGTGTCCCTTTCGGTAAGTCTACAAGCATGTTCTGAATATTTGGAAACATTTTCCAAGACCCATTTGGCGTTTTGTAGGCCTCGCGCCATAGATTAGATTTAGCATCATTGACGACTGCTAGACCTCCGCCGTGATTTTGGGTGCCTTTTGCATAGAAACTCAATGATGGGATCTCACCTTTCATCAGATCCCCAATGCTCCACCCAGATGGATTTATATGAAATTGCGGAATGTGGATATCTGGAAACTTCAAGTCAATATTGAACAATCCTTTGATGCTTTCAATGATGCCACTGATTGCATTTTTGGCATTTTCGATCGGGTTGGTCATAAACGAGGTAAAACTGTTCCATGTGCTTTGAATGCTACTGCCAATGGAGCCCATGATGCTAGATGAAGTACTTTGAATACCGCTCCAAGCACCAGAAACAGCACCAGAAATGCCGCTCCAAGCGCCTGACGTCTTCTCTTTGATATTTTGCCAGCCAGTCGAAGCTTTTTCTTTGACGTTTTCTATTGCACCTGAGGTTTTCTCTTTTATGGAATCCCAAGCGCCTGAAATGCCGCTCTTGATACCGTCCCAAGCATTTGAAGTGGCCTCTTTAGCTTTGTCCCAACCATCAGAGATAGTTGTCTTAGCAGTCTCAAGCGCAGTACTAACAGTGGACGTGATACCGTCCCAAACGCCAGAGAAGAATTCTGTAATACCATTCCAAATCTCAGATGTCTTATCTGAAATCGCAGTCCAAGCATCAGAGGCAGCTGTTTTGATACCTTCCCAGATTTCCCCGAACCAAGTAGCAAAGCCGTCTATAATCTCTTTCGCACCGTCAATGATTTTGCCCCAATTGAACCAATCAGCAAAACCACTGAGCAACTCCCCAACCACACTTAGGATCTCCCCTAAGAAGCTAAAAGTACCAGATAAGTCTTTGATACCTTGAACAGCTACGCCAACGATTAAGCTAACGACTGGCTCAATGAACTTCCAGACTAATTTCAGTGCGCCACCAACTACCTTCAGCGCACCACCTAACAGATTGAAGATTGCTGGCAAACCTGCTTCAATTAAGACTTTAACGATGGGTTGTACAACTTTTTCGTAAATGCCCATGAGTACTGTTCCAATACCTGACAATACGCCATTAAGGCCACTGACAAGGTTTGAAATCCCCTCTAGCATAGGTTGCCAGTTCAATGTCTTGGCAAAATCAGCAGATGACTTGGCTAATTGAGCGAAGAAACCTATGATAGTCTGCACTGTTTTAAGGATATTTTTCATCAATTTATCGCCTGTGCCGTTTTCTTGCCAAGCTTTCTTGATATTGGTAGTTAGTGCTGTGTAAAAGTTGTTGACATCCTTGACAATATTTAAGATATCAGTCATGATCTGCTTGCCAGTGCCGTCATTCCATGCCTTGCTAAAGGATTTTTTCACTTCATGCAGCAATTCTAAAACAGAATTTAGCGCATCAAATGCCGACTGGATGACACTCACACCAAGTCCGTTATCATTCCACGCATCACGGAAAGCCTGACCAACATCAGAAATGATATCCATGATGTCTGCTAAACCTTGGAATATATTTTCAAAGAGTTTTTGACCAGAACCATTTTCCCAGACTTTCATGAAGTCTCGTCCAATGTCAGAGAAGATACCTGTAAGCGTGCTGAACAGACGTTTTGCAGATGCTATGACCGTGCCACCCATAGTGTCCCAAGCTGCTGCAATCGGTGCCCACAGGCGTTTTGCGATACTCTTGACATCCTCTAAGAGGTCAAGCATCCACTTAGGAGTCGTGTAAGTCCCAGTGGCCTTGTCGAAGTCGATGCCACCGGGTGCGCCACCGCCAGAATCATCATCGGACTTATCGTCTAGACCGATGCGATTAATTTGGTCAAAGCCCATCAGTGAGCGTTTAAGCTCGTCTGCTTTGTCTTTGGCTTTACCAGCTGCAGAACCCGTGTCATTCATGGCTTGCACTTGACCATATAGACCACTCGCACCTTGTTTAGCAGCATCGTATGTTGTACCGAAAACTGTTGCGATGAATGAGGCGAACTGTCCTGTAAAGGTAGCTAATGCACTCATTAAGACATTGATGGCGGGTAAGATAGCTGTATAAATCGGATAAAAAGCCGTGTAAAGATTGGCCTGAACCTGATTAAGACTGGCAGAAAATTGTCCATTAGCTTTTAAAGCACTCCAAACACTGCCAACTAGTGACATGATAGCCTTGCTTAGTAGTTGGTATACAACCAAAGCAGGCAACATTGACCGCAGTGACTGCGCCCATGCTGAGTGACCACGCCCCAGACTATTTTGAGCTTTATTAGCACCGCTGATCTTGCTTTTCAGATTCGCAAAAGAGCTACCGAGTCTACCAATGCCACCTTTGGCCAAGTTAGCACCTCTTTGTAGTACGCCCATAGATTTAGAGCCTATGCCGCCCATCGCAGATATCTTGCTACTGGCAGAGCTTGCCGACCCTTTTAGTTGAGACTGCGCCCGAGAGAGTAACATCGTTCTTTTCGTAGCATTATCAATCGACTTTGCGTTGATGTTTCCACGGAATCGGCTGCCCTCATCAGGCTTGACAATTGCGCCACCTTTTTGCTTCACACGACTGGCCAGATTGCCATTGACATTGCCAATCTGTGCTGACCTGAATGCCTTTAGTTTAGTCTCTGACGCTTCAATCTTGTCATAGTATTTATCCATAGAGTGTGTCGCACGATCCCACGCCTTTGATAGCTGCAAGACTTGTTTCTGCGCCTTAGCTTTACCTTCACGCCCCAGATCACGCGCATCGGCGTTTAATTTTTCAGTTGGGTCGCCTTTGGGGCTCATCTTAGCGTGTGCCATACCGGGATGTTTTTGTAAAAGTTTCAAAGATTTTTCAGCTTGGTTATAGTGGTACTGCGCTTCTTTCACATCTTTCTTGATTTTGTCAATGTTTGTCTTAACCGATTTCTGAGACTTTTTGACGTTCTCGACCATGCCACCCATCGGATTGAGCTTTTTGGCATCGCTATTACTTGCCACGCCTTTTACCATTTGCGCAAACTCTTTTTTCATCTTTTGCATTTGACCAATGGCTTTTTCAATCTTAAAATCAAAAGTCATCTCGATACCGTCAATTTTGATTGTCATGTTCTGTTTCCTCCTTTCGTTTCATTGTTGTGTTGATAGCGTTGAAATACGCCATGAAATTCACTTCATCCTGTGTGATTTTGCTATCTGTTGGAGCTTCTAGCTGCTTAGTGTCGTCCTCAGTATCCAAGGCGTACACCTCACTAAAAGCTGGCATTTTTTGTGGATCGTGGAAAGCGAAAGCGATGAGCTTAGCCAAGCTATAATTCATCGTGGCATCGACTTGGAACTCCTCGCCTTTGGCTGATTGATTAGCTTTGAGTTGTACGACTAGCTCGTCATATGTCAGTCCCCAGTAGTCCTTGGCAGAAACGCCCTGTTGCACGGCTAGTGGGTACATATCATCTAGCAAGTCACTGAACGTGTCATAAACTTTACCCTCTAGTTCAGCTCCACTACCTTGTCGCTGTCCGCGTCGTCCTGTGAATCGTCCGTCGTCTTCCCGAAAAAACCTGAATCACTCAGAAGTTCCACAAGTTTTTCATAGATTTCAATCGTTGTGCCACCTTTACCCAAGTGCGCCTCAACGGCTTTCAGAATTTTAGCTTCTGAGACACCTGACGTCTTACAAGCAGCAGACAGAATAATAATCATCTCTCCAAGTGGTGGGATGTTGACTGATTCATCATCAATTTGAGTACCTAAGACCGCATTAAAGATAGATTTCTTCAGGCGTTTTTCTACTTGCACATAATCTGAGCCCTCAAGGCGTGCATCAAACTCAAGATTAGCGATTTTAATTTGTGTTGTTTTCATGTTTTCTCCTAAAAAAATAGCGTGCGAGAGATTGCACGCTATTCGTTAAATATTTTAAATTAAGCTGCTCCAGTAAAAGTCAACGCACTTGAAACTGTGATAACTAAGTTCCACTTAATAGCACCGTTAACCGCAGCTTCTTGTGAGTTGACAGTCGCTTTTCCTTGAAATGTGAACGAATGCCCTGACGGGAATGACACTTTCCAATGTTTATTGGTTCCTTCAATTGCCTTTAAGGCCGTGATGTTCCCCTTTTGGTCAAACAGTGAGAAGGTCAACTGGTCCTGTGATTTAACACCGTCAATATTGACACGACTACCATTTGACAGATTAGTCACATCAATCTGTTCTGGTGTACCGCCAAGCGCTGGCACTTGATCAATACCTGCAACACTGGTAAAAGGTCCCGTGGCAGTTGCCCCATAACCTAGTGTAGTGCCGATGGTCGAAAAACCTACCTCATCGGCAAATAATTTAAATTGAAATTGATTCATTTCTACTCCTTTTTCTAAATTAAGTATAGACAAGATGTAAAATATTGTCATAAGTTCCTGTAACCTCAACGATTGAGCGCTTGAAGTCAGCTAAATTACTATCTCGTGCAGTCGCTTTAAAACGGACTGCTTGAAACATTTGGACAACTGCTTCCACCTCGTGTGTGATTGAGCCTTTATGACTGTCTCCCAAAATTTCGATGGTGATTGTCCAGTTGGTGTGGATTTCTGTGCCTTGGTCAATGAAGCTAGGTCGGTGCGTTGTCTGATAGACTGCTATTGGCTTAGCTTTGACCTTTTCCTTTGCCGTCACGACGTCGTTGGGAAAGTCCGGAGAGATCTCCGAGAACATACCCAAATCCGTCAGCATGGCCACAATATCCGTTTTTAGATTTCTGATACTCATTGCAGTCCTTTCAGTGCTTGATTGACACTACGCTCCACAATTCCTTCAGCATCTTTCGACACTGTTTGAAATGCTGGATACATCCACGGTCTAGCCGGCTGACCACGGGTCATGAAAAATTCTTTATCGCCAAGCGTGATTTTTGGAATGCCATAGACCGCCTCAAGATCCACGTCTACTTGGTCAACGGGGATAAACCACCGCGTTTGCGTATAGACTGGATGAACCTCTGGCGATATACCGGCATGATGTGCCTCGCCAACTGGACCCGTACCAAATTCCCGATACATCCCAACGTCGGAATCATTCCAATAGCGACCTTGAATGGTGCCATCGGAATCATCTGTTGACTTGTGATTGTACCGATTGATTTCGCCACTGCCGTATTTGACGTTGCCTAGATTATTGACCACCTCCGCATCTACCCGCTCTAGGAGTTCGTTACTGGCATTGGTAAGTCCTGTTTTAAGCGCTAGCTCAATACCAGTAAATGCTTGCATCGCTTGCGCCATGCCCTCGACTTTTATAGTAACCATGTGATCACATCCTTTTGATTAAGACCTTGGTATAATCTGGATATTTATCAATGCTTAAGACTGTGTGACTAGGTTTGGATCGTCCCGTTATGCTAATACCCCACCCCTCATGAGTATCCTCCCGAAAGAAATGAACATCTTCAAGGATTTGCTTAACCTGAGATAAGTCAGTGCCGTACTGCGACACGTCAAACTTGCTATTGACAGGCTGCACAATAGCTTGCAGGATTGCTGTCACTGACCATGACGTGACTTGATTTCCCTCGTCGTCTTTCGAAAAGGTCGGCTTAAATACCCAGACAGGTTGCAAAAACTTTTTAGAAAGCTGCATGTCAAAACCTCACAGCCTTCTGCGTCGGTTGAACCTTGACATATTTCTTGAGGGCTGCTCTGATCTCGTCAGGGATGATCTTACTCGCAAACTTGCGTGTCACATCTCCCTCAGACCTCTCAGTTTCGCCCTCAGTGCCCGCTAAATTATCTAGGGTATTTCTCAACCTAGTTTCATAAACGGTAATCACGGGGTGTTTTTCAAGCAGTTCAGCATATTCTATGTCATCTACTTCCAGAAAATCCATAATAAGGAGTGCTGCATCGCCATAATCAGACATTTTGCCACCCCCTATTTTTTAACGTCTTTTTCGACTTTAGCCTTTTCAGTTTCAACTGGCATAGCTTCATAGAAATTGCCATTCAACTGCCACGGCTCAATCTCAACCACTTCACCCGGCTTTACTTCTTTGCCATTGATGATGTGGTTAAAATCGCCTTTGATTTTAACTTTCATACTGCTCCTTATCTATTATCGTTTAACCAAGAAAATACTAAAGCTAACAGCGCCGACTTAGATGCGCTTGATATATAAGATATCTCTTTTATATCAAGCCACGCTTTAATATCGGGTATAGTATTAGCATCTGTTGGTACATCTTCAGTCTGCGGTACTGTTGCTACTTTAATACTTCTAATTTTAGTATTAATTGGATGACCGTTAGTAATGTCATCTTGATTACCGTCCCAAGTTGATTGATTGTATAGTGTTGGTTGTAATGTAACAACTTCAACACCTGATGGCACTCTCCAATATCCTACAACCTCAATCCAATCTTCATAATCGTTTAAATTAGATGCTTTAACATTCACATTTGCAATAAACGGATATGTGCTCGTACCATCTGCTTTTTTACATCTAAAGCCAACACCAATCTTCAAAGGATGTACTTCATCAATTTGCGAACCGTCAGAATAGGTCACCCCATCAAGTTTTATCTCAAAGCTGCCTTTTACAAGTGTACCTCTAAGTTCATCCGTATTAGCCATAGGATTCTCGAGATAATTAGTGCGAGCGGAAAACACCATGTGACGACCATCCGCATCAGTCTCAATAATACTGCTAGCTAATAAGCTAGTCGCCCAGTTCGTCAAAATGGTTGGCGCCTCATACAAATCAGCGCCACCAGTAAACGCACTAGTCCCAACATTGCCAAAGAAACTCTCAGTGACCGTGTCCCACATGCCGTAGACATTATCAATCAAACGACGAACTGGCACAAGATTTTGAACTAAAACGCCTTCTTTTGTGATACGAAATGCGTAGATAATCCCAACAAATCTACTGCCAACTGTACCGTTATCATTTCTACCAAAAATAGAGATAGGTACTGGTGTTGTAGGTGCAGACGATACTATCGTGCTAACGAGTACATCGTCAATATAAGTCAAATTATTAACCTTGCTTATTGTGTGCCTATCCGTGTCAAGAGATGAGGATATGGTGAAAATTTCCTTATTATCGCCGTAATCACTTCGATATTTTCCATCATTTGCGGACGAAAAGAAACAGAATGCTGAGGATGACACACTTGCTCTTGCACCAAACAAAGCACGGTCACCCTCATTTTTCGTCGATTGAAAGTCCGCAAAAACTTCTATATCTCCGATTTGATTAATGCCCGTGTCGATATAAACACCCGCACTTGAAGCCTCAGATATCAGCCCATCAACCGCCACGTAATCAGATGGAATTACAGACGGTTTGTCGGTCTCGCCGTCGCCCCCTCCACTGGGGGGCGTATTAGGGCGTTGTTTCTACAAATTTGACGATTTTAGTTTCATCGTACAAGTAAGCGCCGTAGTGTTCGTCCGCATTGATTTCAGTTGTTTTCGTGTTGATGTCGCGATCAGCTTCAACTTGGATATCACGTTTCATGACAATGCGCAAAGCTGGTTCGATTTCTTCTGTCTCTGGGTCAGCAGTGATTTTAAAGAGAAAACCAGGTGTTGTAATTTTTGCAGAACGGATAATATCAACACCAAGGATATTTGCAAAAGCACCTTTGATTTGAATGTTTGCAGTCACATCCGCACCTTTATTTGCTGCCAAGAACTCGTCACGTAAAGCTGTGGCATTTGCTGGCGTTGTGATCAAAAGCATGTTTTGATAATCTTCATCAGCAAAAACGTCAATAGCAGCTTGTAATTTAGCCAATTTTAACACGCCTGTACCAGACACGATGTGCTGAGTTGTCTCAGATGCTGCGGCGATTAAATCCGTGTCGATTTTACCAGCGATAGCTTTAGCTAACTGGTCAGTTGCTTCACCAAATGGGTCACCAATTGCAGAGAGACGAGCTTCATCTGTGATTTTCACACCTTTAGCAGCTTTTTTAATGGTCATCTGTTTAGTTGATGATTCCATTTTAGTTGTCGGAATTGCTGCACCTTCGGCCACATCTTCCGCATCACCAATGTATGACCATGATGGGACTGTAATCGTGTTACCGGGTTGACCGACAAGCGTTGTGTCTACTTTAGCAAGTGCGATGAAACGCAATTTGTGTGGGATTTTAGCTGAAATCATATCAGCCATGACTTCGGGTACGACAGTATTTTCTACTTTTGTTGTACCAACATCGAAAAGTTTAAATTTGAATTGTTTGTTCATGATTTCCTCTTTCATTTGTTTTGTTGAGACAAGCTATTGTAGAGCTCGCGATTATTGTTGTAGAGCTCAGTCTTTTGTTCATAGCTCATCTTAGCGAATGATTCTTTTGTAGCCGTTGCAGTACCTTTGGCGCCACCAGCTGGATTGATTGCAGAGTCCGCTAAGCGTTTTTTGACACCATTTTCAATCCCTGAAGCAATCTCTTTTATGACAAATTCTGAAATTGCGTCGATTGATGCCGTCATAGATTCTTGGCTTTCAAAGTTCAAAACGTTGATAAATTCTTTATTCAGCCCTTTTTCAACCAATAATTCTTTGGCTTCAAGTGTCAATTCACGTTTGCTGAGTTCTGCTTCCTTCTGCGCCTGTGCTTGCTGTGCCTTTTGTTGCGCTTCAGCTTCACGGTCTTCTTTGGACAGTTTAGCTTGACGCAGTGCATCAGCTACAGCAGCATCAATCGCTTTCTGGTTGTCAGCTCTGGATTTCTCCAAAGCCTGCGTCACACGGCGGTCTGTTTCCGCTTGGAGGAGTTTTTCGTGCTCCTCTTTTGAGATCCCTCCTTCAGCTCCTCCTGAGTTCGCACCAGTACCTTCTGGTGGTGTTCCTCCACCGTCAGCACCTTCTGCGCCCTCGTCAAAAAGTCTAAATTTGAAACGTTTTTCATCTAGCATAATTTCTCCTATACCCTGCCGTTCACGATCGTGCCCACCAGTTTATTTTTGATTGTGGTAGTTTAACGACCGCCCCCAGTCATGAGTACACAAAAATAGCGGAAAGCTCTCGCCTTTCGCTATTCTCATACTATTATTTTACCTCTGATTTTTGTATTGTGAGTCTGCTAAAAGTCCATTTGCATTATTTATCCAATGGGTGTATAATTAAAGTAAAGAAAGAGCCGCCCAGACCGCCAGCATTCCAATCTTCAACACATGAAGTAGGTCAGGGAGCCTCTTTTTTTTATTTTCTTTTAAATATATCAATAATAGTTTTGTCATTTACAATAATTAACGTATCTAAGTCCTTAATATCTGGAGAATTAAAAATTCTACCCATGCTATTTAGGATTTCTTCTACATCTATTTCATATTTTTCGATGTTGATGATTACTTTTGGGGTTTGTTTCAATGCCCTTTTTATTACTTGCTTGAAGTTCTCGACACTACCTCCATTGTTTTTAGGTTTAGGTGTTTTTAACTCAAATAATTCTCCGTTAAATAAATAATCTGGATTTTTCGTATACTTTGGATTATGAATCTCTGGAAGCAATTCAACGCGTCCGCCAAAATTGTCCACCAATACGTGAGCTACTTTATGTTCAAACTCATCATGGCTAAATGTCACATCACTACCATCAACTGTATAAATCTTCTCATCAATTGTTCTGGACATACTCTCAACAACTTCTGCACCCTCTTTTTTGTTGACCAACCACTCATCTTTCACACTCTCGTAAGGCTTGGGTCTAGGCATTGGCGTTGGCAACGATTGCTGTGGTTCTGGCAAACTAATAGACGCAACTGGTGTTGCTATTTCATCGAAGACCAAGACAACAGTCGACCGACACCATGGATGTAGTGGTGGGAAATTCTCGCCAACTTCAGCAGTTTTCACATCGTACTTTTTCCCGTTGTGGTCCCGACAAATCTGAGATGTCCGACTATCAAGAATCGCCACCAACTTATACTGTCCGTCTGAAAAATTCTCACGCCATCCAAGCAGCTTACCATAGTTATACTGATGATTGGCTTCCGTGCGGATTAGGCGTTCTGCTATTCCTCTGGATACTTGAAATTCATACTCAATGACCTTGCGCATGTCCCGTTCACTCATGCTAGATAATTCTTTCATCGTGAACAGTTTCTCGAGACGTTCGGCTAGTCGGTCAGTATTGCCCCAGATACGTTTGGAATAGTTACTCCCCAACCAATTCTTTTCAATCGCTTGTTTGACTTCCTTTTGCGGTAGTTCTTTCAGGCGATTTTTTACGGACTCGACTTCTTTTTGGTAGGCTTCACTTTTAGTCTTTCCAAGTGCCTGAGATGATTTTGTTAGCTCGTTTAAGTTTCTGGATGCACCATCAGCATTTTGTGCCGCTATGACCTCGCCTTGTCCACTCAGATACGCTTCTTTGACAGTTCCGGTCAATAGCTCCTCTAAGGCACTCCGATGCACAGGAGCCGTTTCCTGAGCCATAATGAAAGCCTTGGTTTTGATGATGTCCAGACGATTGATTCTATGCTTCAAAGCCTCAGCGTTCAGCCGGGCTTGTATCTTAGATTTGACTAGCTTATTAGTCGTCCGGTCACGCATCTTGGCAAGCTCTGCAATCTCATCGGGATTGGCACGTTGCTGCAAAAACTCTGATATCTTATCATTATCCCAACCAGTCCGCTGTCTCATGCGTTTCAGCAGCTTAATATACTCGTCATAGAGAGATTGCTGAGCTCCGTTATAAGCAGCATTGACCACCTTAGACGTATGAGTTGCTGACTTCTGGACAGTAGCTTCCTCTAAGACCGCTCGACGTTCCCAGTAGCCTAAATCATCAATCTTGACCTTTTTCTTCATGCTCAATCGTCACCACCTCTACGCTCTCAGGATTTTGCTCAGCAATCACGGTCAGCGAGTGAGTTAAGCTGCGCAGTAACAACTGACTATCATGCTCAATTTCGTTGACAATGAAGACAGCAAAGCCGATTGATGTCTTTGCTTCGAAGTCCTTGATAGCTATTAAGTTTTCCAAAGCCTCACGCGTCATCTCGACCATGCCCGTGATAGCTGTGCAGATATCTGTCCGTGTATGCCCAATCAGGATAACCTTTTGGATAGTATCAGCCTGATTGTAAATCTCAATCTTCACTTTCGTCATCGTCTGTCTCACTTTCCTTTTTCTCATCTTCAAAACCAGTCGAAGCGCCTAATATCTGCTGATTGACCTCAATACTTTCCGCTTTCTGTTCACGCAGCTGTTCAATAATCTGGCTCGGGTCATCTACATCAGGCAACCAAGAGAGCGAGTGTTGTAGTGGAATAAACTCTTGTGACTGTGAGATGTTGCTGATAATCTCACTCAGATTGGCCGGAATAAACGGGGTCATCTTAATCTCGATGTTCGTGATGTCTACTTCTTTAGCAAGTTTCACTTTGATGATAGCCTGCAGTAGCTCCAAACGCTTGCGAATCCCTTTGATAAAATAGCGCTGCTTCATGCCAAGATTATTGAGTAGACCAAAGATTTTCCACTTCATCGCCTCGCCTGAGATGTTGCCGGCAAAGTCCTTGTCATTGAGATTAGGCGTGTTGCTAATTTCATGTAAATCTTCTTTGATACGATTGGCCAATATCTCGACCTGTGTTTCGTCTAGTGGATTGGTCAAGAACTCTGTGCGACCCGCTGGGTCTGGCACGTCAATTGCCATCTGCTCACCCTTGGCATCGTTAGTGTCATTGATCGCATCGACAATAGAGTAGCCATAAGCCACAAGAATTGCCTGCAAGTGGGCTTCTTTATCGTTTAGTCGGTCAGTTGTGAGCGTGTTATACGCATCAATCAGATCAATGACCGGTTCAAAGTCGCCTTGTTTTTCTTCATTATTTCGGAACTCAATGAGTGGTACTTTGCCATAAGGGTTTTCCTTTACTTCAAGCTCTGTGACTTTCTTCATGTCGAGCTTTTGCACGGTATAGAAAGTCAGAGTAGTAGCCGCATAGATTTCAACTTCATAGCCAGCAGACTTATTATTTAAGTCGAAAGTCTCAAAGTACCGCACACCAAACATGGCTTCTTTGTCAAGCGTGTCGTCCGTGACAACGAATGAACCACGTGGGTCAATCTTTTGCACCATGATTTTGGTCTCATCATCTCCTATTGGTTTCAAGTAGTGTAATTCGTTCGAGTAGCCAAAAACAGACAGGTCTTTCTCAAGCTCGACGTCGTGGCCCTCGATATCGACTTCTTTGAAGACGTCCAGTAGTGGCTCAATCTCGTCTGTACTTGAGTAGCTGACGGCATTTCCGGTGGCGAATGCGACATTCAAATCAGTAATCTTTTTAGCCTCATTGACCACGGTATTCTTGTAGACGTCCTTGTCATACGTTTTAGACTTGATGTCATGATTGCCGTCGTAATAATTATTTAGCCTTTCAAGCCTTTTGAGTTCGGCTTGATGTAATTCAATACAACGTGCGACGACTTCAGCGGTTGGATTATTTGGGTCAGGAACAAACTTCCTTGCGATAGTGATAGACATATTTTCTCCTTGTTAAATTCTTCGTTTGATGATGCCTGCTTTGGCCTTGTAGCCTTTACTTCTATGTTCAATCGCATAGCGTATAGCATCAATGACGTGGTTGTATGAGTCAACAGGTTCATTCGTGTACTCGCCTGTCTTCTTATCTTTCTTCCAGGTATAATTTTCCAACTCCTCAATCAGCTTGACACATCGGTCATCAACGATCAATTCATATTGCAGTAACCACTGGATGCCTTGACGGATACTGTCAGGGCCTTTTTTAGCTGACCTTATTCGACTAATCCCTTTGGTCTTAATCTCGACAATAGATTTTTGCTCAGCTGAATCAGCTGTGATGATCTCTTTCATATATCCTAGGTCTTTGATCATGCTGGCTATCTCATCATTCAGCATCCCTTTTTTCGTGAACTCCTCGAGAATATAAACACGCTTATTCTTTTCGTCAACTTTTACATGAATAAAAGCTGAAGGGTCATTTACATAACCAAAGTCAAGCCCAAAGTCTGATTCAAGCTTTCTTAACTCAGGACTACTTTTATCAAGCCTACGCTTCATGTAAGTCGGGAATACCAACTTATCCAATGTCGCAAACTCACCTAAAGCGTAAATGCGGTAATAAGCTGGGTTACGCTTCTTTAGTTCTTCGATGACTTTTTTGTTGTCCTCATCAAGGAATCTATTATCAGTGTATGTTGAGTGATAGATGGCTGTGCGTTGCAAGTCAACGTTTGATTCCTCGCTGAAAAAGTATTTAAAAACCCAGTTCAATTTCGATACTGGGTTAAACATTAGGAAGATCTGTCTGTCTCTGTGTTTTCTTTCGCGCAAGCGCAGTGTAAGCTGCGTATAGTCTTCCAGAGTAAACTCGGTCGTTTCCTCCATGACCACATCAGAGATGCCTTTGATTGACTTGATTTTCTCGGGATCGTCCATGCCCTTGAAAAGAAACTCAGAGCCGTTAGGTAAAGTAATACGAAAATCCGTATTGTTTACTTTACACTTATCAAGCAAGTTCCAATCACTCAGACAGGCTTTGACATCTTCAAAAATCGAATCCTTGATTGACCGACCGACCTTCCGAGTGAACAAGACTTTTCTAGGGTGCCGCCATGGCTGGCAGGCTTTGAACACAATCTTTTGGACTACGCCATGAGACTTGCCACTTGATGCGCCACCGTAATGGACTTCCGTGAACTTAGAGTAATCCCGCAAACTGTTGTAGTATCTTTTATTAAAGACCCTTGAAGGGAAGTTGAATTCTAGGATGATATTACGTTTCTTCGTTTTCAGCATCCCACTCACCAACCTTGATAACAATATCGCCTGATTGCAAGTCAACTTTATCAGTGAACAACGCATGTCGTTTGCCAAGCAGTTCAGCAGCTTTCAGTCTATCTTTTGCACCAACATCAATTTCAGTAATGCCTTGATTTCCCTCTCCCAAGCCTATCAGCGTTTGTTCAGTCTGATTACCACGCATTACAGAGGTCAGAAACTCTAGGACTTCCTGTGCATCTGCTGTGCGCTCGTTGTGCATTATTTCAAGCTGCTCGTCTATATAAGCTTTGAGCTTAGCATTTGTTAGCAGTCTACTTGCATTAGCTGCTGCAACTGAATCTTTCTTGACGTTCGGATAAGCTATTTTATAGGCCCTCGTTCCGTTCAAATCTTTTAAGTATTCATCTGCGAAAATTCTCTGCTTGTCTGTCATGTTATCACCTCTTTTCTGTACGAAAAAAGCCTAGGAATATTATTCCAAGACTTAATCCGCATTATTTAAACAATCAGGGAGGCCAGACTTGAACTGACCGTATACCGCGGCTGCTTATATCCCCAACATCAGTCTTTCCTGATAGTCAAAAAATCACTTTAGACTCTAGCGGTTGCTTATTAAGGCGATCCCGCACTGGCCTTAATTCGGGAAGCGGGACTCGAACCCACGACCTCTGGCGTATGAGACCAGCAAGCTACCACTGCTCTATTCCCGTTTAATAGCAGGCTAACCTGCTTTGGTATTTGTAGCGTATGGAAAAAGTATGTTTGTAATCAAAAAACCAAAGGAGGAACCACCGGTGCTATCCACAAATACCATACTACAATTTTAGCACCCATTTTCGAAAACTTAGTCTGCTAAAAGTCCATTCTGAACTGCTCTAGGTATTTCCCCATTGTGCCAAATCTCTGCAAATTCGCTCACGGCATTCGGTAGGCCCGTTTCATAGTACCAGGCTTTTTCGTAGTGGACCGCTGTCCAAATCTCCTCGTCTGAGTGCTGCTCAAGATAGCGCATTGTCAAGATGACAGCTGACACAATAGAACACTTTCTGACAGAGTTGTATATTTCATCAACCTGCTCCCGATACTGTTCAGCTTGCTCCTTAGCTGTGAGATAGTGAATGACCCTATCTTCTGAAGCATTGCCCAACTTTTGAGACTTGGGCTCAGAAGACATCGTTGGACTTTTCACCCCAGGCGGCTTGATGGCCAACATGCTTTTTGCACGCCGATCAAGCACGATGTAATCAGACAATACTTCTTTAGCCTTTTCAATAATCTGCTTGCGCTCATCATCTGACCATCGCAGCCTTTCAAATTCTTCTAATTTGCTCAAGTTAGCCCCCTTAAATTAATCTGTTATTTACCAGTAAGTCTGATAAATAGTTCAAATTTTTCTCGCTCTTTTCGTCGTCCAGATCAAATTTGCCTACAGCTGACAGCCTGCGCATCAAGTTTGACACGCCGTGCCTAGAGAAGTCAAACGTTTCAGTGTAAGTCTTGCCGTCCTTTGCTTTGATATACCGGATGACCTTACTGCCCTGAATCCTAATTTTCATTTCTACTCCTCTCGCATTTCTATGTTGAATTCTTTTATGACTAGATTGATAAAATACACAGGTATTTTATCCTTAGTTTCAAATAACTTAGAATCAAAAATTTGTAACTGCATTCCGTTCAGTTCGTCGATTAAACTAAAACCAGCTATATTTCTAAGTGCACTATCTAGCCAATTTAATGCTACCCATTTGCTAGTTGATTCAAATAGAGATACAGAATCGTACTTTGTTGTGCAAACACTGAATTTACTCATTCCACCACCTGTTTTTCTAGCCAATCAATCTTCAGCATGATCCCGTCTTGTACTTGTCTGAGACCTGTCTCGATCTCTTTGTCTTTGGTTTGCATCGCTGCGGTCAAATTATCGACACGCTTTTCAAGTTGCTCCTGTTTTGCTTGGATCGCATCTAGTCGACAATCTGCTTTGTATCCCCAGTAAACGATGCAGGCGCCGATGATGATGGCAGACAGCGCTTCAAATAGCTTTTTCATTCGTCACCTCCTTGATACCCAATTTACCAAGTTCAGTAGTTGTATCAAAATGCCATATCTCAACCGTTTCATCTGTTTCAATTAGTTTGATCTCGGCCATTTTGATTTTGCAGTGCTTGTCATACTTCGCCAAAAATCGTTTGATCTCAGGAAAGGTGTTGAAATACCACTCTTGGCCGTTCCAGATGACACAATCAAAGATACTGAAAGGATATTCAAATGCTACTTTATACTTCCTGCCTTCTTTGATGTCGCTCATTCAATTACCTCAAGTGTTTCTATATCGATCGGACACCAGAATTCCAGTATCGCATACTCATCGTTTAATTCCACAAAGTCGCCAACGATTACACCATCGACATACCAGCCGTGGATATATCCGTCTTCATCCATGAAATCGCTAAATAATTCTTGCGCAATTTCTGGATCTTTTGGTTTTGCTTTAAATTTCATTCGATCACCTATTCCTTAGCCTTGTTAGATCTGCACCAATTCAAGAAATCTTCAAGTGTTGTTCCCTCTTGTTCACAAACTTTTGTCAATTTGCGCATATCCCACGTGCTGTTTGGTTTAAGCGGTGCAAATGTTTTGATATCATAGCCACCTGTTAAACACTCCGCGTCTGCCCGCGTGTAAATTTTCTCATAGTCAATCATTTTTTCTACCTCAACTTCTATCCAATAGGAATTATGGAACTTTTTACCATCATGAATTTGAAATGCTGGACTGCTCCGGTAAGTCTTACCAGTGTTGATGTCCGTTGCTAAATCGCCAGGCATGATGGTGAAATCTCCCGCACCGCGCTTGACGCCTTTTTCTGTCTCTACAAGAGATGGCACAAGCTTTCCATTGTGATATAAATTATTGTCACGGGCTGGCCACATCTTCCTTGCCACTTCTACACTTTCCATGTTGTCACCTCAGTCCTCCGATAATTCCAAATTGTTGTCAATATCATCTTGACGATTTGAGATGATGTAATCTCGTAGATCTTCGAAGTCTTTGAAGTCTATTGGACAAGTGAAGATAAATGATCCACTAATTGAGATTGTCAGCTCCTCGCCTTTTTCTGCGTAGGGTGCCCCTGTATATTCTTGGTCTGTCATTCTTTCACCTCTGCTTTCACAGCTTCCATCAGTGCTTCTTGTACTGTAATTTTCCCCTGCAACACTTGCAGCGCTCGTTCATCTTCTGTATCTTTGGTGATAATATGATGGACGATGACAGACTCAGTCTGACCTTGTCTGTCAAGTCTTGCATTAGCTTGCGCATAATATTCAGCGCTCCAGTTGATGCCATACCAAACAATAATGTGACCGCCAGCTTGTAGATTCAGGCCATGACCACTACTTGCTGGGTGTGCAATCATCAAAGGGATTTCTTTATTATTCCAAGCAGTTATTTTATCTGTTGAAATTTCTTGTGCTTCAGGGTACCAACTCAGTAGTCTTTCACGGTCAAACTTGAACCAGTAGAAAACTAAAATTGGTTGCCCGTTAGCTTCTTCGATGACTCTATCCAAGGCTTCTTTTTTACGGCTGTGAATGTCTAGGACATTTTTGTCCGTATCATAGACAGCCCCTTGCGCCAATTGCAGCAATTTATTACCTAGACTAGCTGCATTAGGTGCCATTATTTCTTGATTGGCAATTTCTAAAATATAGTCCTTTTTAAGCTGCTGATATTGTTTACGTTCACTAGCTGAGAGTTCAACCTCAATCACATTATCAACTCTTTCAGGTAAATTGAGGTGGTCTTTAGCTCGCATACTAACTGCGTTTTTACTAATTTTTCCATAGATTAATTCATCAGCCCCATCTCTTAATGCCCACTTGTAGACGATATGTCCGCTAGCTTGTGCTGGATAGAAATAAGTAGCTCTAAACTTAGTCACAGATGACCCAAGACTTTCGCCACGATCCACAGTATACATTTGTGGCCATAAATCCAAAAGACTATTGGGCGCTGGCGTTCCTGTTAGTCCCACCATCCGTTTTACTCTTGGTCTAATTTTCCGCATCGCCTTAAACCGCTTAGTATTAGTAGCTTTAAATCCTGACAGCTCGTCAATCACGATGGTGTCAAAATCCCACTTATGATTTTCAGTCAACCAGACAAAATTTTCCTTGTTGATGATGTAGATATCGGCATCAGCTTCAAGTGCTGCCAAACGTTGTTTCTGATTGCCAATAATTAAACTGGAAGTCAGATCTTTGAGATGATCCCATTTCACAATTTCTTTTGGCCAGGTATCTTTGGCAACAGTCAAGGGGGCAATAATCAAGCACTTGCCAAGTAGCCCAAAATCGCTTAATTCCTTGATAGCTGTAAGAGATATTAAAGTCTTACCTAGAGACCCATGTCAAGCAATAACGCTGATGACTCATGCGTCAAAATGAAATTAACGCAGTAGTCTTGATAATCATGTAATTTAGCTTCCATGGAGATAATCACCCCTTTTCTGTAAGTCAGCCATCAATTCATCAACTTCATAGAAAGTGCTGACTACGGCTGTACTGATTTTTTGATATTCTAATTCTTTTAGCCAATATCGCTGTAAGGCGTTAGGTTCTTTTCCGGGGCGCTTCAACTCAACAAAAACAGTCTGTCCACCATAGATTATGATCCTGTCAGGCACACCTTTTGTGGAGGGGCTCGTGAATTTGAAAGTGATTCCGCCCAAAGCTTTTACTTTATTGATTAAACGCTTTTCGACGTCATTTTCAAGCTGCATCATTCGTCCTCCGGTATTTTCTCAATAGTATACTTTACTAAGTAGGAATCCCACACCGGGATCACATCTATTTTGCATACTCTCCAGCCTTTTGGCCAACCTTGCTTGAACTCCCTGAGAATACGCCTCAGATCTGGCATACTTTCTGCCAGTTCAGCCTCCACTAAGGTGGTGATTTCATCGCTCATAATTTCCTCCCTTGTTCCAATGTTCCATTTTTTTTTGAAATATTCTTATATACACATTTACACCTATATTTTTAAACTTTTTTATACCTTATTCTATTATTTACCCTATATATAAATAAAAGTGGAACATTGGAACAAACTCCCTTTAAAACCTTTAAACTTGCGTATTAGAAATGTTCCAATTTTGAGTTTTTTTGTTCCAATGTTCCACTTTTAGAACTAGATTCTGAAACTCACTACTTTAAATTACTGATTTAATTTTCAAAACTGGAACAGTAATTGGAACAAAAGTGGAACAGATTTTTTTTACTCGAAATCAGTGATAATAGGTTTGAGTTCTTTAACCACCCATCGAGGGTTTTTAATGCCATTTACTCTTTGCTTAACCTTTTCGTGGCCCAGTTCCACAACCCTGTCATAGAACTTATTACGCCCAAGTGGCTTGTAGTTGCTGGACATCGAATATGATTTGTAGGCACTGAAAAGGTCAGCGGCTTCGGTGTAGCTATCCAATACTGTTTCAGTGGCTTCTTTGATAAACATCGCAACAGTATCATTCCCTTCAAGCCAATCTTGCAGTTCTGCTTTCATGGAATCTGTTTCTGTGAATGTACCGCGTTTAAGCGCCTCTCTGAAATATTGCATCGCCTTGTTAAAAATGCCCGGTGTTTCTTGCAGTATCACTTCCAAAGGGAATTCCTTCATCATGGCTGCTGTAACTTTCACATCCATCTTGATAATCATTGCACGTCTGGCCAAACCACCTGAATGGTCAGTCATTGCTGGCATAGAATTCATGGAGAATGTCAGTTTTGCAAAATTTCTAAACCAAAACTGTTTTTCATTTTTAGGGTTGGCATAAATGGGATCATCGCCTGTTAATTTTTTAAGTAGGCTACCATCTTTTAGGAATTCAGGCTTTGCATCAGCATCAAAATTGGCGGTCTTTCCGAATAATACAGGCATCGCATGTGGTTCTTTTATCAAAGCTTCCAAACTTACCGCACTTGTAGCCTCATCACCAATCATATCTTGCATAATTCTGATCAATGTTGACTTACCAGTCCCACCAGATCCATATAGAAACAAGATCTTTTGAAAATTGTAAATACCATAGAAGAGAAAGCCTATCCACTCATAAATCGTAGCTTTATTCTCACCAACAACCACATCCAGATAACCATCAAATATCGGGCAATCTGCATCGGGATCATATTCTATAGGGTGACAACTCCTTGCGTATAAATCGGGATCAAACCCTGGAGAATATTTCCCGGTGTGAATATCATAGATGCCATTTTTCAGCACAATCAAATTCTGAGGTTTTTCAGGCATCTTGCCTGCCACATGTGACTCAGTTTTAATGTTTTTCATCGTCTCACCTAAATGGTTTCGCCGAGTCAACTTCTTCAATTTCACGCGCCCAGTATAGCTTTCAATGAAGTTTTCACCGTTGCTGCGCCACATCCCACGTTTCCTATCATAATAAGCAAATTCAGTATCATTATAGAAGATGGGGATTTCTTTGGTGATTCTTTTCGCTAGCGTGTTGTAATCAATAATAGGTGATCCATTCTGGCTATACTGCAACCAACTTTGGTCATCTTCATCTATAACTTCCGTATCAACGTATTCATCAAAATCACTTTCAGCCTCACCAAGTGCAATCTTGTCAACCTCAGATTTTATCGTGGGAATCTTATTTACAAACTCAGTCATTGCCTTGTTACTCGGCAGCCGACTGACTGGCGGTCCCTCTTTTGCATCATCATCCAGCTCAACGAATTTGTGAATCCGGACCATGTCCCATGCATTAACCAACTGCTCCCCTGCCGGATCTGTTGAGTGATGGCTGTAAGCAAACTTGTCATCGTACACGACAAGCCCACCACTCGTTGACCCTTCGGCATAGGTCCAGCGGTCTGGCTGTTCCGTAGGTGTATAAACCTCTGGGATAAATTCTGCGACGGCCTCAGAAATCGTGAACTGTCGACAGAATACCCCAATCAAGCCCGGTTTCTCTGTTGGCTCTCCTGCCTTTTTTACATCGCGCGCCAGCAACTTTTTAGCCTTGGGTAGTTCGGGCCAATAGCTGATATCAGTCCAATCGGGATATTCGTTTAAAATCTCATCAGGGTCTAGAAAATCTGCGTCGTTGGTTTCAAAGACGTACTCAGCATCTCTTGAATGGCTTGACCAATACATCAGCCGCTCAGGCTGATAAGTCGTGTCATCAAAATTATCAAGTCCCAGATTATCCGCTATTTTTAGCGCAATCGGCACATACTCGTCTGATGTCACAGGCCGTGACAGCGGGATGATGATGCGGTACCGTGGTTTCTCAGGTCGATGACTGTGCGTACTATAAAGTAAAGCTGCGCAGTCGTACATCATGAGAAAATCTTCCCACAGGTCCTTGCGCGGGCTGTCTGCATCTAGCGTAATCATTGAACGCTGAACGACGTGCCCTTTCTTACGTTGACCATTGGCCAAGTGCCCAGCCACAAATCCACCAACATCTTTTACGTCGCTTTTCTGGGCAGTGGTCATCTTGGTGTACTCTGCCACCGTCTCCTGCGTGACCGTTGGTTCCCTGAGGCGCTTTTGAAAATCCGACCAACTGATGGCCTGGTTTTTCCATGCTTTGGCCCTCGAACTATTTGCCACAGATAGCGATAAATTCATGCTATCTCCTCCTAATCTTTCATATAGAAATCTGACCTAAATCCCGCGGCAGCAAGCGGAAGACCTTCGGCCCACTCCGGATTAACTGCCATCAGCTCATTAATTTCATCAATATTTGTTGCACCCTTCGGTACATCAATGATCACTTCATCGTGCACATGGGCTACTATCTTATAACCAAGTGCTTCAAGTCTCAGCATGGACTCACCTAAGACATCACGGGCGGTTGCTTGTACGATGTTTTCGACTAACTTACCGCCGTAGGTGTCAAGTTTCTGGAAGGTCGAACTTGCCATAATTTTGCCTTCATAGCGAATACGATCACCTTCAAGTGTTGCGTTCGCATAGGCGATTGATCGGCCATTGGGGAGCTCAATCATCAGGAAGTGATCACGCACGTAGAATTTAATGCCGGTACCTCTTAGTGACACCTTAGTACCAAATTCTAGGGCGCGTTTGGCAGCTTTTTCAACTCGCTTCCAAAATCTAACGATATTTGGATTAGCCTTACGCCAAGCATTCACTAGCCCCTGAAGTTCCTCTTCTTTGATACCCATGTTTAGCGCACCCATCGCTTGCAATGCCCCAGTGCCACCTTGATAGCCAAGGGCAAGCGTTGCCACTTTACCACGCTGACGCATGGCCTTATCTACCTTATCTACACCGCCTAAATGGAACATCTGATCAGCCGTGGCCTTGTAGATGTCATGACCCTCACGGAAGGTATCAAGTACCCATTCTTCTCCAGCAAGCCATGCGATCACACGTGCCTCAATTGCTGAGAAGTCACTCACGATGAACTCATGGCCATCACTTGGAATAAGTGCTGAACGGATGAGACTTTTTAATACTTCAGGCACATCGCCCCAGAGGATGTCCAGCGCTTCGCTGTCTTGAGCTTTGACAAAGTCTCTGGCCTGACCCAACTCGTCGGGCTTTAAGCTCCCACGAGGTAGATTCTGGACTTGCAGTAAACGGCCAGCCCATCGACCTGTCCGACTCGCGCCATAAAATTGTAAGATGCCATGAATCCGCCCGTCTTGACAAGTTGCACGCGCTAGCATGTCATATTTTTTGATACTTGAGTTACTTGTCGCCTGACGTAGCAAGAGGGCGTCACGGACAATCTGAGGCGTTTGATTATTGGCAAGGATTTCATCCACTTGCGCTTTCCCAATGGAAGCTACTGCCACACCTTGCGTGCCAAGCCAATTTTTAAGCTGCATCACGCTGTTGGGATTAGCTAGCCCTGTTATCTGTTGCAGCTTGTCTTTTGCCACGACAGATGCCACCCCATCTAGATCAAGTGCTGCGTAGACTAAATCCATATCTACGCCAATGCCACGATCGTTAATACGTTGGTCTAATGCCCAGAGTTCCCACTCACTGCTAGCAATTGGATAGGCTTCAAGTTCATCAGCGATAGACATTTCAGTCCGTACATCTTGTGCCACATAAGACCTAAATAGTTCCCAGTCTTCTGAGTCATAATCATCATTGAACATACCATCTTTTTGAGGGATACAGAACTTGCGAATCAATCGTTTACCTTCTGTATCTTTCTGTTGAGGTACTTTCAAGTATTTGGCCATCTGTTCCAGACTGGCTGGAAGTCCAAGCTCCATCCCCCATATCATAGTATCTCGCCACTGTTCCGGCGGAAGCGGTCTTCCCATAGCCCTCGCGATACAAGTCCGTTCAAAGGCTGCATTGAAGGCAATCTTAGTGACAGACGGATCAGTTAAGGCACGATTAACCTCAAGAGGTACATCCTCACCAGATGTAAAGTCGACCACCTCAACTACTCCACCATCGACAGAGTAAGCAAAGAGCAGAATTGCAAAGTCTTCAGAGTCAACATATTTACGGACGCCGTACTTGATTTCATTGCTGCTTCTAGTTTCAATATCAATATTTAAAGTCTTCACGTAATATCACCTACCTTGCAGCCTATAATTTGTGCCACCCTCCAAGCTGATATTGCCCCATCGTAAAGGTCGTAAACACCTGGGAACCTTTTTCCGCCTTTCCCTTTCAAAGTCCCCCATCCGCAAGAAGGTACAATAGCTAACAATCGCACAAATGCTTCTCGAGTTTTAGGGTGTTTCGCGTTTTGATTCCAATTTGAGTCCCGTAGCATTTTTGCAACATCAAATATTTCAAGGTTGTTATCGTCTAGGTATTTAGCAAAGTTAGTTTTCATCACATTTTCACCTGCCTATAAACTCGACCTGCATGCTTATAACCTTCTTCCCCGCGCTTCTGCATATATTGGTCAAAGACCTCATCGACCTCTAGGAGCGTCTTGACATAGTCACAGCTCTCCAACCATGCTTTTATCTGCATAGGGTCAACTGTGGTGTACTCGCACAGCTTGCTTATCGCAGCGATACACCTATCAGGTGTGACAGTATTATATTCAATAGGTCTCAGCATTATGCCACCTCTCTGTCTTACATCAAATCGTCATCTTCTTCATCAAGTTCGAACTCGTCAAAGTCAGCGTCAGCACTTGAGCGACCACCAAGGAACTCGCCATCTTTGATAATTTGAACATTGTTAAGACCACCACTGATCCCTTTATTGCCGGCAGCGCTGTAACCAAAGAAGTTAATTGATACACGAGCATAAACACCAGAGTAGACACGTTCTGGGTCATCTACTGGCTGTTTAAAGCGGTCAATAATACCTGGTTTGCCAACGCTTGAGCAGTTAATGAAGTAGTGACCTGGTACTTTAGGATTGCCATCATCATCAAGTTCTTCATCACCATCTCGAAGAGGCTCTTTAAGATTGGCAGGGATTTTCCCATTCCATTTCGATTTTCCAGCTTCTTTGGCAGCTTCAATGGCATTTTCAATTTTGCCAAGTGTGGCAGTATCTTCTTTAGGGATCCAGAGCTGTGCGCTGTATTTCATGTCGCCACTTGGTGTTTCCCCTGCTTCAAGCAAGTGAACAAAGCTAAGGCGAACGATTCCTGTGATTACTTTAGTTGTGCTAGGTTTTGTTGTCATGATAATTTCTCCATTTTTTCTATTAGTTGTTTTAAATTCAGACTCCGGAGATCCTCCAGGGTACCAAATACCCATTACTCAAAATCCTTTACAGCTTGGCTGTGACTGGATATTTCAGGGCGTTTGTCAGTCTCAACGACGAGTGTAGGCTTCCCTTCTGGTTTGACAATGATATCATTCAGTAGGTCGCCAAATTGCTTCTTACCAACCATTTTTTCAATGGCGGTAAGTGTTAGCAGTTCGCGAGGTTTAAAGATTTCAGTGAAGCCGGCGTCGGTTAAAAGACTAGCTGCGACATCGGCATTTGTGATTTTACGATTGCTTCTACCAGCAACAAGTTTCCATCCAGGGAAATGCTTGCCCTCGTCTCGAGCCTGCACCAGTGCATATTCCTCAACATCTTCAAGCCACTTCTTAATTTCTTTTGCTTGACTGAGAACGTCTGAGATAGCCTCTGTTTCAAGTTCGTTGCTATCTGCAAAATCATACTTGATTGCGTTCTGTAAATTCTTGTCTGCACGCGCCTTGCAGACAGCCTTAGCCGGACACCACTGGCAAGCTTTATCGCTTGGAGCATAATCACCCTCACCCGCCATAGCAAGCTCAGCACGTGGCTTGACGAAGGTCTCAGCCCAGTCCAACAGCTCCTCCACAGATAACTCATAAGTTGAAGTGTCGTAGAGTCTCGGCTGATGGATGGTCATGCGCACGGTGTCAAAGTCATAGGCCATGTTAAATTCGTAGTAAGTCCCTAGGGCATACAACATCAATTGCGTGTTCTCAACTGCAGACACCGGCACGCCTTTGCCAAATTTCAAATCCACAATATGCAGTATAGAATCAGTCATAATCACGACATCACTTGTCCCGTAGCCATCAGGTACCCAGTCACTAAAATTCACGCGCTGTTCAAGTTCAACTTCCGGATGGTCATAAGTTGCGACGGTTTCGTTAACAAATCCGACATAATCGTCAACAAATTCCTCAAAACTGGTAGAATAGTACTCGTTTTCGGCTTTGAACTTCTTCAACTGTGCATTAAGCTTTCGCTTCGTAATCTTTCCCGTGTCGAATGACAGCTTCAACTCAGCAAGGGCATGTGCGGCTGTCCCTTCTGCCGTGAAAGTTGTGTCTTTTCTCTCCTTGTCGTAAGGGGCCGCAAAGACAACACTTGGGGTACAATGAAGCCACCTTGATGAGCTTGAGGCACTAAGTATTGCGTGTTCTTCTGGTGTTGCCATTACTCACCCCCACTCAATTCGTCAAGACCTTTGTCAAAATCAGCAAATTTTTCGGGTGGCAGTTCGCCAAGTTTAGGGACATCAAATGCCGCAAGCAAGGCTTTAGCCCCATCCCGATTTCCAGATTTGATAATTTTGCCCATTTTCTCGCGCAAGTCATACAAGGTAACACCTTCAGCTTTATCATTAGCCTTGCTAACTTCTTTTTTCACGGCTTTAGGCTTAGGCTTCTCTGATGCCTTTTCATGGATCACATCATCTGGTGGTGTGCCCTCAGCTTTAATGTTAGATGGTTTAGCATTCGCTACTTTTGTTGCTGGTGACTCGCTTGGCCACTCTGTGGCAGATTGGTGGACTGTGTTACTCAGCCACTTAACAGACTCTTGAATTTCTTCGTTAGTGTCCGCATTGATAATGATTTGAACCCGTGGGTAATTTTTATTTTGCATTTTCTTCCTCCAAAGCTTTTTTAGCTGCTTCAATCAGTGATTCCCATCTAAAGTAGACCGTATCACCCGATGGCATTCTGATGATTGGTGCTCTTTGTCCCAATGAAATGCATAACTCATACACTTCGCCCGATTCATCTTTCTCATCGCCAATGTACTCACGCAAAATTAACGCGCCTTTTTCAATTATTCCAGCAGTGACTATGACATCTTTTGTTATTGTTTCGCTATTTTCAGCCATTTTATTCCAACTCCTTTTTCAGATAGTTGATAACTTCACCTGAATTCTCGGCGTCAATAATGGTATTGACAGCAGACATGCTTAGTCTTTTTGGCCTGTATATCAGAGGATATTTATCAAGTGGCATGCGATCTTCTTGGTAGCCAGATAACTTTTGATTTAGCTCGTCAATCTTCTGGAATTGGTTGTTGCGTACAATAGTCAGTTGTTCAATCTCTTTTTCAAGACTTGCAATTAACATGGCTTTGCGTACCAGTTCATTTTGTAGATTTTCGTAATCTGCAAGTTTTAGTATTTTGTATTCAATCATCCGATTCCCTTCTAATCTTCAAATTTAAAATCCGGTTTACATCTGTCGCTTAAACCTCTTGTTTTTTTTAGATAAACAGAAAATGCAACAAAAGCATCATATCTAGTTATCTTGCCACCAACTTCCAACACATACTTAGTAGCCACAGGATCCTTCTCCATTAATACGCGACGGTCTGCAATCTGACGTTTTTTTCTATGCAACAACTTGCCTAATTCTTCATCTGGATAATACATTTTATCCGCTGGAAGTGGTTCTGCCGTTGCAGTCGAAACATAGTGCATTACTTCTTTCATTACTCTCCTCCCATATATGCTATAATTAACTTGTAAATATTTTTACTTAGGGCCAGTCTGCAAACTGGCTTTTTTGTTTTAAAATTAGTATTTATTTTTTCACTCCTTCCATACCCCCACTTTGATAGAAAATTCTTTGATAATAGCCATGTAAATTTCAACAAGCTTTTTATCATCTGCAATGACGTCAACTTTATTAAGTTTCTCGCGTTTAGATTTACTCACACCTTCGCCAGCCATTACATTGCGTTTATTCGTCAAACGAATGCCAAGTTTACAACCAGCACGGCGTTCCAACTCTTGATAAATATCAGATTGAACTTCTTGATAAGCGGTATAGCCACCTTGGGTTTTAGCAATTGCATTAATCAGTTGTCGCGTATCCTTGCGCCAATCCACTGTATTGACTGCAACGATTTCAGAAATACTATCAACTTTTGTTTCAAGCTGTCTCGTTGCCAACTCCTGTTTTGCCAATGATTTGAAAAGACCATTGAACATTTGAAGTTCAGGACTGAGATGAGATGTATCAAATTCACTTCTCATGTTAAAATAGCTATCTACTAACTGATCATAGATTTCCCACGCCTTATCATCTTCAAGAATTTTAAGCAATTTGGCATATCCTCGTTCTGATAAGAGGTAGATATTTTTAGCCATTCTTACTGAATGAACTTCAAGCCCATAATTCTCAGTAAGGTCATTTTGGTTGACCTTAGATTTCAAGTCAATAATATCTAGACCATCTCTGAATCTGTCACTATTCAACTTTATGGCTTGATTAATAGTTTTAACTTCTCGACCATGAATTATTGCAATGTCTTTTACGAGCATTGCTTTTTTACCTTCTCTAAAACCTCCCTCGATTCCTGTGAATTGGATAGAACCAATTGATTGAGTTCCAGTTACTTTAATTTGTGTTGTCATAAGTTTTCCTTTCTAGCGAATTTTGAAATCACTAATGATTTTTAGGATTACACGATTGGCACGGCTAGAAGTATCCTTACCGGTCATCATATCTGAAAAATCACCCGATGAAATACCATACTGAGTAGCCAAATCAATTTGATTTACTCCGCTCTCTTTGATAAACTCAATAATCTTTTCGCGACCAGTGGTTGTTTGTGGCATAATAAGCTCCTTTCTATTTCACTAGCTTATACACTAGCTTAGTAATAAGATGGAAATTAACTTTTTTTATAGTTTATTATTGACAAAAACTAAACTTTATACTAAACTAAAAGCATAGTTAAAAGACCTATTAAATACTTTTAAAAACTTGCGTGGTGGCATTTGTTTTTTAGTTAGTAATTACAGGTTTTATTAAACTAGCAAATAAGCTAGTTTTTCATCTTACAAGAACATTATATTAAACTTTTTGCTAGTTGTCAACACAAAACAAGTAAAAAGTTTAGGTTTGTTTTTTGTATCTTTTTTGGAGGCACAAAAAAATGACGGTTTATGATCGTATTAAACAACTTGCAGAGCAAAGAAAACTAACAATTTCAGAAGTAGAAGATAAACTCGAAATGGGAAGAAACTCATTATACGCTTGGAGAAAAAAAACACCCAACGGCACCAGTTTAGAAAAAGCAGCTGATTATTTTAATACAACAACAGACTATCTATTAGGAAGAACTCAGAACCCATACCGTCCTAGTTCTCCCGAAGAAGATTTTTCAGAATGGCTTGAGGAAGATGAAGAAATTCGTATCATTCAAAGAGCAGCTAAAAATATGAGCAATGAAGATAGAAAAAAAGCGATAGATTTGTGGAAGGTAGCTTTTGATAAAGCTTTTGAAGATGATGACAATAAGTAAACCAAACTTTTTAAATGCTAAAACAGTTGCTTACAAAGTATTAGAGGCTTCAAATGTAACAGTCTTTCCTATTCCAATTTTTGATATTATTAATCAGGTTGAGCAGCTTAGAGTATATTCATATAAAGAAATGTCTGATTTAGTTGGTATATCTGAGACAGAGGTTGCTCAAAAAATGGCACTCTCTGATGAAGGTGCCATCTCCACTTATGGAAAAAATAAAATATTAATTCTATACAACTCAAATGTTTCAGAAAAGATGGTGGAACGCATAAGGTTTACGTTAGCCCATGAGTTAGGTCATCTTTTTCTAGGTCACCCATTTGCTACAAAAAATTCAGTTTTATCAAGAAACAGTATAACAGAAATAGAAAATAGAGTATTCGAAATAGAAGCTGATTTTTTCGCGAAAGAACTTTTAGCTCCTAGCTTTCTCGTGAGCAGGGTCGATCCTTTAAGTGCTGATGTAGTATCCAGAAAATTTGAAATTAGTAATCAATCTAGTACTTACGCCATTGAAAATATTTCAAAGTCAAGAAATAATGGTGGGTGGTGGTTAAATAATTTAAATCCTCCAGCTTGGTTCTCAGATGCACTTCAAAGATTCAATTTTATTGATCGTAAAAATTTCTTTGGCGAAAAAGCAAGAAACCAGTCCCAATATTTAACTTTAGAGCGAATTTTCAAATCCAAGTATTACCACTTCTGCAGTAATTGCAAAAGTCTGGATATTAATTATGAGCATCAATTAAACTATTGTGCAATTTGCGGATCTAATGAATTGGAAGTTGTTACGCACAATAACTATTTTCAATTTCATGAGACAAATGAACAATTAATAGAATTTTATGTTCAAGGAGATAAGAAAGAAAAATCAATGAAATATAAAGCGTTGATATTGGATGATGAAGGACGGCTTACTGAGGAGTGCCCTAATTGTAAAAACGAAAATCTAAACAATAATTTCTGCTCTGTTTGCGGTAATGAGATTATTAACAAATGTACTGGTCTTCACGAAGAAAATGATCCTTTTTCTAGTATCTATAACGTCAAAGAAAAATGTACAGGGACATTAAAAGGAGCTGATAGATATTGCTGTAACTGTGGTGCAATATCAACATTTTTAGAAAATGGATTCTTACCAGCGTGGAACAATATCTCAGAATTGGAGGAACTCCCTTATTAAAATATGGAAAATAATATTGATAACACTTGCCTTGAATGTGGCTATGAATATACAACAGATAAGTATTGTGAAATATGTGGTACTGAACGAATAAATTATTGTTCCGGTACAAACATCAAAGATACTGAGATATACTCTACTACACCTTGTAAGGATCCTCTTTCTTCTGAAGCAAGATATTGTTCAGTATGTGGTGCTAGCTCAACATATTATGAAAGCGGTTTATTGAATCTTTGGGACGCACCTGCTACAATCAAAAAACTGAAATACGCCTCTCCCTATAAGCTACTAACTTCAAGACATTCTTTTCTTGAATCTCTTGAAGATTGGTTAGTTGATTTAGATCAATCAATTGCTGTCAGAATCGAACAATACCTACACTCTGTCATGTACCCCGCTTATAGATTCTTGGATGGACATGTCAATAATGGTGATATGAAGGAACTTACTTATATAGCAACTAAACTTACTACTGTGTTACTACTATCATATCTAGACGGGTATAATACAGATAATGTCTACGACGTTCAAGTATATGAGGAACACGATTACCCTTTAGGGAGTTTAGAAAATCAAATAAAAGTACGAGAAGTGTTATCTGAAGCACTCCAAAAGATAGATAGTATTTATCCCGACCCCACTATTTCAAAAAATAAGATCCTAAAACCCAACTCTTTGGATTTCAGAATTACTGAGTTACAGGTTAATCCAATAATTAAAACAAGTTATTTTAAATATGATCTCAATGATCCAATTGACTTCACTCATCCATACATGACTATAGATCAAATGAAAAAAGCGATTAGGCGAAACTTTCAAGAACCTAGGGATTTTTTCATATATAGTGATTCTGCTGAAGAATTGATAAAGGAATTGGATGAGCAGTTCAATGCTGCTATTTCTAACAGTGGATATGGAGGCGAACTTAGAATGCCGATTCTAGTTTTCCCAATCCCGACAGGTGAAATGTGGGACCCAGTTAAATATGGTTTCATTGTCAAGTATGAAGCTAACGGCGAAACCCATGTTTATTCACCCGTAGCCATTCCGAGTTTAGAACAAAATAGCATATAAGGTATCGTGTAAACTTGATCCACGTTAAAAGCTAAAAAAATAAAAAGATTGAATTTGACAGTTTAAACTAAGATATGATATGCTTATATTAATCTTAATGAACGTTCGCCCTTGCGAACTTAAAATAACTGTCTAACTTACGAGTTGGGCAGTTATTTTAATAATACGGAGAAATATATGACGGATGAACTTAAAACAAATTACGATGAATTAACATTTGAAAATATCAAACACCTTGATGAAAATGGTCAAGAATATTGGTATGCCAGAGAATTGCAACCCGTTTTAGAATATTCTCAATGGCGTCGTTTCGCTGAAACAATTGAACGGGCAAAAGTTGCAAGCAAAAATGCTGGGATCCCCGTAAACTCCAATTTTGCCGACGTTGGCAAAATGGTAAAAGTCGGTATTAGTGAACGTGAAATTGGCGATATAAAACTTTCACGATATGCCTGCTACCTCATTGTCCAAAATGGTGACCCACGAAAAGAAGTCATCGCCCTTGGTCAAAGCTACTTTGCCATCAAAACACGCCAACAAGAATTAGTCGACAATTTCAACAGCCTTGACGAAAACAACAAACGCCTTGCAATTCGTCAAGAAATGAAAGAGCATAATAAATCATTGCTTGAAGCTGCTAAAATGTCTGGCGTCACCAACTATGGTAAATTTCAAAATTTTGGTTATAAAGGTCTATATGGCGGCATGACCAAAAAAGATATCCATGACCGAAAAGAGCTTGAGGATGGTCAAAATATCCTAGACCATATGGGAAGTGCCGAGTTAGCCGCTAACCTTTTCCGTGCCACCCAAACCGATGAAGTCTTACGAAGTAGGCAATTATCTGATGAAGAACTTGCCAACGAAACACACTTTAATGTTGGTAAGACTATCAGAAAAACAATGGAAGAATTAGGGACAACCATGCCTGAAAATCTACCAACGCCAAGCGAAAGCATCAATGAGTTGAAAAAAGCTCAAAAAAATAAGCTGAAAAATCAAACTAATGATGATCAACTTTCTCTTTTTGACGATTAAGTATACTTAAAAAAAGCGCCACCCACTCCCCGACCAAAGTTTGTGAGTAACGCTTATCATCATAATGCACTATTGCTAGTGTTTTTACTATCCCCATTTTACCATAGAAAGCGAGCAGAAATCAAATGTGGTCACAACAAATACCAAACGGCAGATACCAATATTTTGAAAGATACATCGACCCATACACTGAAAAAATGGTGCGGATCAGTGTCACACTAGATGGAAATAGCAGGTCAATGCAAAAGCAAGCTGCGTTATTGTTAAACGAAAAAATCAGTCGTAAGCTAAACGAGTTATCCACAACCGATGCGTTGCTTCTGGATGTCTCAAAAGAATGGTGGGAACAGTACAAAAAGACGCTAAAACAATCTTCAATCAGCTCAATGACTAGCGGGGTAAATTATCTGCTCAATACGATTAACCCGCATACAAAAATTAAAAATGTCAATGTCAAATTCATCCAAAATATTATCAACGATGATAATATCAAACGCTCACAACTCGAAAGAATAAAATCAGTCCTAAACCTCATTTTTGACTATGCCGTAACCCTAGAATATGTCACAGACAATCCAGCAAGGCGCGCGAAACTTCCTAAGCGCGTCAAGACACTTGAAGACCTAGAAAAAGTTAACAACAAATACTTGGAGCAATCCGAGCTTTCTGACATTCTAGCAGAGCTATATAGACGACCAGATACTTACCGTCACGGTTTACTCGCCGAATTCATGAGCCTCAACGGGTGCAGAATGGGCGAGGCAATAGCCTTGAAATATGACAATTACCACAAATCAGATAAGACCATTGATATACATGGTACTTTAGATACGACTGTTGGTTATGCCAAAGGCGACAAGACAACCCCGAAAACAGTTAGTAGTTATCGAACAGTAGAGTTGAGCGATAGGGAAATAGCCATTATAGATGAAATGATAGCCATATCTCAAACAGAAAAAATGATAAATCCCACCTACCACAATATGGGCTTTATTTTCGTTTCTAACAGCGGTATCCCTATTCAGATAAACTCATTCAACCTAACCTTAAAAAGAGCTAATACACGCCTTAAAACGCCGATAAAAAAGAATTTTAGCTCACACATCTTCAGACACAGTCTGGTCAGCTTTCTAGCTGAAAATAATGTGCCATTAAAGGCAATTATGGATAGAGTGGGGCACTCGCATAGCAGCAAAACGACAAGCGAAATATACACCCACGTAACAGAAAACATGAAGTCAAGCATCATAGATATCCTAAACGCCAAATAG